GCATAATATGTGGGCAGTTTATAATACTATTACAGACTGGTCTACTCATGCTCCATCCAGAAGTAAAGATAGTATAGCTTTAATGCAACGCCGAACGGCAAAGGCAAGTGAAGTAATGGAAAACTATTTACTAGCCGCTTAACCTAATTGACCTGAGCATGTCTTGAAACTGCTCACCCTTTGTAAAAAAGGATTATAAAATGATTCGTGAAATTAAATTAGTTGCTCGTAAAGATTATTTACCTTTTATGTTAGACATTCATTATGCTAAACGTATCCCAAGTGTGAGTTATTCTTATGGCTTATTTAAAAATAAAAAATTAGAAGGAGTTGTTAGTTACGGAACACCACCAAGTTCTACGCTCAGGAGGGGCATAGCAGGAGATGATTACATTTCAGATATTCTCGAATTAAATAGGTTGGTGCTACGGTGTAATCATAAAAACGATAGCTCGTGGTTAATTGCAAATAGTTTAAAAGCATTACCAAGAAATAAAATAATAGTGAGTTATGCGGACACTAGCCAAGACCATGTTGGTTATGTTTATCAAGCTACTAACTTTATATATACTGGATTGTCTGCCAAGCGTACGGACTGGAAGGTTCGCGGCAAAGAACATCTCCATAGTCAATCAATCATTGATGAGTTTCGAGGACAGCCTAACCGTAGTAAACTCATGCGAGAAAAATACGGTGACGATTTCTATTCCGTGGACAGACCCAGAAAACATAGATATATTTTTATAGTCGGCTCGAAGTCCTATCGCAAACGGGCATTAAAGAATTTAAAATATCCCATAGTTAATTATCCAAAAGGAGATTTAAATTGGAATTTAGAAAGCAAAGAGCATATGATATAGTGAGGGAACCTATGATATATAACGAAGAAGAACTTAATATATTAAATACCATGCACAACCCACAGGAAGCAAAGGAATTAGCTTTACATTTAATTTGGTGTATTGAAAATCCTTTAGAAGCCTCACAGGATGGGGGCGTTGATTGGTTTCGAGAAGTAGCCTATCAAATTGCAGACCAACTACGAACTACGGGTAGCATATAAAGATGGTTAATTGTAATACAGATGAATGTAAAGATAACGCAACAGTAATACATACAAGCAAACTCGGAGTTAAAAGCTATAAGAAATACTACTGTGCTAACTGTTATATAAAATTAATGAGATGGAAAATACCACCAAAGGAGAAAGCCTATGCTTGATGTAGTTGACATGGGAATGTGGTTAGCAATCCTCTATGTACTCTGGATTTTAGGAGAGTAATATGATACTATCAAAGAAATTGAGAGCTAAGATTTTATTGCGCTACAAAATATGGGACGCTCACTTTTTTATTTTTAAACTTAATGTACGCATGAGAGTAGTAGATTTATGGAGGAATATAAAAAAATGTCTAAGGTTTTAAGTCACTTTATTGTTAAGGAGTATCAGCCATTAAGAAACTTTCGTAAAGAAATAATTAAATTACTTTATGGTGCTGGCGAACATGACGTAACGGACGAACAAATTTATATTAAAATTAAAAAATTACTTGACCAAGAAGATGAACTTGAAAATGCTCAGGCAGAGAAGTATACTAGATGGGCATTAGATAATATATCTTAGGAGATACCATGACAGATAAAGATTTAATACAGCAATTACAATACTCTAGCATCGAGTATAACCTACCGCTTTTTAAGGAAAGTTTTGGTAACGACTACGATAAAAGTATGTCTAGAGTTTATGGTACACTATGGGATAACTACAAAAAAGAAATACTGGAGACAGCGTGAATATATTTTATTTAGATGAAAAACCTATGGAAGCCGCAAAGCTACACTGTGACAAGCACGTTGTGAAAATGATTGTAGAGTACGCACAGCTACTCAGCACAGCGCATAGAGTTCTTGACGGGGAGATGTATATAGATGATTCGAGTGGACGTAAAATCAAACGATGGAAACATCCTGACTATGACTTCGAGGCTAATTTATACAAGGCTAGTTTTGTGAATCATCCGAGTGCAGTTTGGGTACGAGAGTCGCCTTGGAATTACAACTGGCTAGAGGTATTGTGGTATAATTTATGTTATGAGTACACCTACAGGTATGATAAGGACCACGCAACTTGGGTAAAATTAGCTAAATACTTGGCGGTTACACCAAGAAATTTACTTTTAAATAAAGATGCAACAGTAATTCCACAGTGTATGCCTGATGACGTAAAGGCTGATGACCCTGTTGACGCATACCAAAACTATTATATACAATACAAGAAAGACTTTGCTAAGTGGACTAATAGGCCCACGCCAGAGTTTATGCAGGAGGTAGCATGAAAATGATGATGATTTGTTATCATTGCGACCATCAAATGATTTGGGGTAGCGATGAGATGCAAGAGTTAGATGATGGAACTGAAGTGATGGTGAGTTATTTTAGTTGTTCACATTGCAACAGTAATTTAGAATTTACACATGGAGAAATTGATGAGTAATGACACTTGGATTACCGAAGACGATTTAAAACAGGTGAAGGTTCAGGCTAAAGAAATCTGGGAAGATTTTTGCGCTGACCTTGACGCTCGCGAAGGAGAACAAACTTGGACAGAAATAGAGGTTAATAAAAAATACTTTGATATTGAATGTTACGATGAAGAATGTGACAGGACAGGAAGAAAACAGGAGATGTACTGTAATGTTTACCCAACAACACCTGCTGGATACCAGCTTCATGGTATGGAATGGCGTGAGACAGACAGCACAAGGTCAGTTAGATTATTTACAAAAGGAAACAACGATGAGTAATCCATTCACCGATTGGGCAGTAGACTTAGCACTTGATAGGGCTGTCGAAAGAGCAAACGAATTAAAAATTGATGATGATAATTTTATTGATAACTTAGCAACAGAAGAATTTCAAAAGATTTTAACTGAAGATGAATTTAATCATGGAGATAATGATGCTATCAAAACAAGAACAGATAATACTTGATGATTATTGGGCAAAGGTTTTTGCTTTACATATAGGATGTCCTTGTCCTAACAAAAAAGTTAAAGTAAGATTCTTTGATTTTGTAATATCAAACAGAAAGGAGAACCAACCACTTACTGAAGAATTTGTTTTTAATCAACTGCCAAGCTTTATAAATTACCTCGCGGAATTATAGGGCTTGACAACAACGCTAGGCTGTGGTAACATGGCGGCACTCACTAACGAAAGGAGAACTTACAAATGGTTTTAGAAGGTATTGCTAATTGGGCATCAATCACCACCCCGAATACTCGCTTCGAGCATAAGTATTGCATTGATGTAGTATTGGATGATGCGACTGCTCAAGAACTGCGGAGTCAAGGTTACAACATAAAGGATAAAGATGATGGACCAACCATCACAATATCCCGAAAAGTAAATGGGCCTAATGGCATGGTGCGAAAGCCCCCAACTTTAATGGATGCTCAGAAGCAGACATTAGATTGTTTGGTAGGTAACGGTTCTAAGGTTAAGGTTCAAGCTAGACCTTGGGAAATCACTCGCAACGGTCAAGACTTTAAAGGTCTTGAGCTACAGGCTGTACAGGTAATTGACTTGGTTAGGTATAGTGCAGGTGACGGTGATGAATTTGATGTAATTGAAGGCGATGAAAAGGAGGTGGATGAACTTTGAGCGAACAAGAAAAGAAAATTATTTATGAAAACGAAGGAAACCAATATGAAGTTTCTAAGTTTAGTGATGAAGGCAAGACTTTCTTTCGGTATTTAATAGAAACAAACCAAGAGATTATGACTATGAAGAAACGCATAGACATTCTGCAAGCGGCTGGCATTACTTTAAGTAGTAGAATTAAAGGGCAGTTGACAGAGGATATGCTTGCATCTCTTGGTGATGCTATCGACGCTGAAGAAGTAGTAAAGGCCGACTAACATTTAATGACCTAAGCAAGTCTATAAACTGCTTTAACTTTTAAAAGGAGAAGTGTTTTGGCTTTTGTTAAATATCATCAGCCCTGTCCTCTCTGCGGTTCAACCGATGCGGCAAGCATTAACGATGATGGTAGTGCTTACTGTTTTAGTTGCGATAAGAGAATAAATAATTACGAAGAACTTATTGGAGAACCAATACAAAATAAAATCACAAACAACATAGAAGAATTTAAAGTGCATCAGACAAATTCGATTAATGAAATTGAAGGTAACTTTGAAGCTTTAACTGACAGAGGCATCAGCCTAGCAACAGCTAAGAAGTTTAATGTAAAGGCAGTTAAAAATAACAAAGGAGAAATAGTAAAACATTTCTATCCTTACTGCGTAGCCGCCGAGGTTACAAGCTATAAGGTTAGAGAAACTGGTAAGCACTTCTCTTGGCGAGGTAGTTCACAGGGTACTGGCCTGTTCGGTCAATCTATATTTAAAGACTCTGGAAAATATATTACCCTCGTCGAGGGTGAGTGCGATGCGATGGCATCCTATGAATTACAGGGGTCTAAGTGGCCTGTAGTAAGCGTTAAGAATGGCGCAGGTGGAGCCGCGAGGGATGTTAAACATTCGATAGAGTTTCTTGAAGGCTACGACAATATCATAATTAATTTTGATAACGACAAGGCAGGACAAGAGGCCGCGAAAAAAGTAGCAAGATTATTAACTCCCGGCAAAGCTAAAATAATGGTGATGCCTGACGACTTCAAAGACCCTAATGAAATGCTTAAAGCAGGACGTAAGCAATCTTATGTTGATGCTTGGTGGAGTGCAAAGCTCTACACACCTTCGGGCGTTCTCAATATATCAGAACAGAAAGTTAATTTTAATAATCGTGAACAGCGCGAGAGTGTGCCGTACCCTTGGGATGGTCTTAACGATAAGCTCTATGGCTTACGCAGAGGGGAACTAGTAACTCTTACAGGTGGTACAGGCTTAGGCAAGTCAAGTGTCACACGAGAGATAGAGCATTGGTTAATTACTCACACTAAAGATAACGTAGGTATCATAGCCTTGGAGGAGGATTGGCGGCGCACCGTTGATGGTATTCTTTCCATTGAAGCTAACGCTAGATTGTACATTGACCAAGTGCGCGAGACTTACAATGAAGAACAATTAAATAATATCTTCGATAAAGTTTATAGTGGCGACAACAAAGACCGAGTGTGGATTCATAGTCACTTTGGAATCACCGACATCGAAGAGATATTTAGTAAGCTTCGGTTTTTAATTGTAGGGTGTGAGTGTAAGTGGGTAGTGGTTGACCATCTACATATGCTTGTCAGTGCAATGGTTGAGGGCGATGAACGCAGAGCTATTGATAATATAATGACAAAGCTTCGTAGCATCGTTGAGGAGACAGGCGTAGGTTTAATACTCGTAAGTCATCTACGTCGAGTAGAAGGCAACAGAGGCCACGAGAACGGCATCTCTGTCAGCCTCTCACACCTTCGGGGGTCACAAAGTATTGCACAGTTGTCTGATTGTGTGATAGCATTAGAACGTGACCAACAATCCGATGACCCGCAAGAAGCTAACACCACACACATGAGAGTATTAAAATCTAGATATACAGGTGACGTTGGTATGGCGGCACATCTTATCTACAATAAAGATACAGGGAGGCTTTCCGAAACTTTTATTACCGACGATGATGACGAGGTTCTCATATGAAATCATTAGTCTTTGATATTGAAACCGATGGCTTACAGTCTACAAAAATATATTGTATGTCTATATTAAATGTTGATACAGAGGAACAATTTAACTTTCCACCTAGTAAAATTGAGGAAGGCATTGAGCTTCTTGAAAGCGCAGACAAAC